TGTACGGGAAACCTTTGGGGTTTGATGCAGCTGTATTGCTGATATTTACCTTCGAATCTTGCGTATACCAGTTATAACTCCAGACTCCGCTATTAAGCGAAAATGCAACGGTTAATACCTTAGACAAAGATAGTGGATAGACAAACGAACTGCCGCCAATTCCACCCTGTATAATTATCGGTATTGCGCCACTGAGTTTTACCCACCATGCATTCGCATTCGACACATCGCCTGCAACGACGCCCGCTGCTGAGAGGTCGTCCGTATCGAGAAAACGTTTGAACGAAGTGTCATTGATTGCGATTGAACCATTCCCACCCCGGTGAAACATCTTGCCAGTAGGCTGATCTATCCAAAGTTGTGTCGATTCAGAACCTTTATCCGCCGGAAGGTTGAGAAGCTGCCCGTACTGTGTCGGCTGGTTTGCTATTTTATTGTTCTGGTTAAAAAAGCTCATAAACACGCCAAGTGCGTTAAGTGCAGCGTTTGTGGTCGGCAGTGTCGGGTTTATCCCCAGCCTTTGCAGATAGTCCAACAATCCCGCATCGCCCGTTAGGGACTTAGCAAGCCCGACGGTCACATTATCAAGAGACGTTGCGCCGGTTCCGCCATGGCTTGCGGGCAAAATGCCGGTGACGCCGCCGACTACATCCTTATCAACTGCGTTAAGCGTTCCTGGTTTTTCGCTCGCAAGATCTGTTTTGATTGCCCTGCCCAGCATAGCGGGCGTTACGACTTTCGTCGTGTCCTTCCCCGCCGTGACTTCTTCCTGCGTTGCGTAGTCAATCGTGCGGTACAGCATCACCCATGTGACGGTGCCGTCTGCCATGGTGTTCCCCGCACTGCTCCAGACGGGTTCCGCACTCGCGCTTATCCCCGCGGTGACCACTCTTGCGACAACGTTCGCTGGCATGTTCGGACTTTTGACTACCTGCCCGACTTTATAGGCGGTGCTCGGCTGCCAAAGTTCATCCGTGACCAGACTGGATAACACGGAGTGCTTGTTTTTCTCAAATTCGATATACTGCTGTTCTGTAGTGCCCTTCGAAGGGTCCTCTGGATCTGGATAGTCGAACATCCCCGCAGTGGACTGTAATTTCAATACGTCTGCCATTTTTACCTCCTATAGCTAAACTGTTTCATTGACGAACCCCTGCCATGTAATATCTGCCGTACCTGCAACCTGCTGGCCATCTTCGTTTAGCAGGGCGATGCGGCATGGGGTACGGGATAGTATCTTGGGATACATGACAACGCCGCTCCCTTGCACGGCGTCGATGCGCACGGCGGTGGTCATGTAATTCGGGGTGACAATAGGAAGCTCTATGCCACTCGCCGGTACGTATAAGTCTTCGAAGTGTTCCTGCCGGTCGGGTACGTCGATATATGCATGCAGAGATTTAATCACTGTTTCTTCTAGGCTTGAGTTTTCCGCTACAATTCGGATCTGAATGTTTGCTCCTGCTTTAACCAGTACCTTGTCACTCCACTGTTTCCATAAGTCTCCTCCCCCACTCCCCACGGTACTATTCCACACGGCACTATCTTCATTGCCCCAGAACGCAACTGTATCTTTAGCCGCATCCCAAAAGATATCGGCTAAAGAAGTCCGATAATATACAATGGCGGGACCTTCTATATCTGCCGTCAGCCAAAACTGCCCCGATGCCGGGGCGATGAAATGCCCAGTGGCTACGTAGCTTTGAAAAGCCGCACCCCACATTTTATCGCTTCCGCTATGCCAGAATCTATTGCCTTTTTTGTACCACATAGTACTTGCATTGTTTGGGTGAATATATCCATCAGAAAGCACCTTTCCGTTGTGCTGTAGTTCTGCGAAGTTATTTGCTCCGAAGTCTTTCTCAAAGAGCACATTTTCTTGCAGAAGGTCTCCCATTTCAAGCTGGCAGTAAGCAAAATTCTTCGATTCATTTCCGCCACGATCTACCGCTTTAATCATTACAGAGTGTGTCCCCTGTCTGATGGTCTGTGTCTCATACGGCTGCGTTGTTATGAGCCCCGCTTGTACCGGTATTCCGTTATCCCAATTTAGTTCCTGCCCCTGCGTGTACTTGATTCTGAACCCCGCAATGTCATTGGGGTAAGGATAAGTAAATTTCCACCAATACCGCCGGAGCCCACTCGCCATCTTCTCCACGTTAATGCTTTCTACGTCCGGGGGAAGCATATCCTGCCCATCGGTTAGAATATTATTTTCTGTATAATCTGACTTTTCCCCGATATCGTTAATCGCATAAACGCGAACACGATAAACTTGTAATGATAACGCGGTAAACGTATAGGAGCTTTCGTTCTGCGTAAACTTCTTCTCAAACTTCCAATTTACGCCATCATTAGATTTTTCTAAACATACCGTGTTGAACTGTCTAGGATTGATCCACGTACAATGCACCAGCGAAGTAATATTCCCGTCGAATTCTGTGTATTTTTCAGTAGACAATATCAGATTTTTGGGCGCTTCTATCGTCATTACAGGGCGAATAATTTCCGGAACTTTGTCTGTATCCGCATCATATAGTTCTGGATAATACTCTACCGCTGTGATCGTGCGAGTCTCCTCATCCATATTCGTAGAAATGGATAAGACCTTGAACTCTTTTGCTTGATACCCTGCTTTACCCAGTGCGTACACATCATCTTTTTCCACCGTGCTGATGCCGTCAATGATGACAGTATTCCCGGCCGCGGAAACGACATTTTTCTTCACAAGAGAATCATTTCTATTATCCCGATACATGAAAGACGTATAATCGCCGCCGTCAAGATTATCCACATCTACCGTAATGGTGTTGCCATCCGCATTTACTACGCGGCCGCCGATCCCCCATTCCGTCACATCCGTCTGCACGGTGATGACATCGCCGATCTGGCAAGCAATAGAATCCGCAAACGCTTCAAACTGAATTGTGCGGATTTCGTACTTATTCTCACGGAGTTTGTACTTCCCGTATTGATACGCCTGCTTCGCGTCAGTGCATCCCATCAGCTCGATCTGTGTAGGCTGCGCCACCGCATCACTGCTATCGTATTCTTCGTTGAAAACGGCAAGAACATCTCTCTCATAGTTTTTCTCGCGATTCATGAAGGAAATCTCAATGCTGTTTGCCCGGCTTTCTGTCGCTAAATACTCATTCGAAAAAGAATCCTTCTTGATATTTGCGACGGTAAAAAGCTGAACTGACGGGCTCGCGTAGTCGTAAATGCACGATACTTTCGTCCCTACGATGATGACAGATCCACGCCCGACGCGGCAAGGATAATTCACCGCGTCCCATACCTTCATGGCACTATCGAAAAGGTAGTTGAATTGGATATTTGCTTTGGTGCACATAGCCGCCCACGCCGCGAAGGCGTAATAGTCCATGTTCTCTTTTGGGATGCCTTCTGCCTCATAGGCATAAGTATGCCCATCTTCATTTAAAAGCTTCCTACATCCATGGAGAATATCATAGCAAGCCCATGCCGGATTGTTCGCTGGCTGCTCTTCATAAGAACTTGTCATCGGGTTCCAAATGTATACGCTGCTTCGCTCGATAGTGCAAGTGAGCTGCGGATCACTGCCAGACAACTGATCTGTGGCGAGTGCTTTTAGTCCCAGCAGGGCTTTGCCAGGATGGGTGAAATCGTCATAGACCACCTGCGTGACGGCTACCCACTGGACTTTATTCGCTGTTCGGATATCTGTCCGATCCTTTGCCGCACACTGAACACGGACTTCGTACTGCGCCGGTTCCAAGTCATAGATACGGTACATTCTATAGAAGACGCCCGTTTCCTTCCCTCGAATAATGCCATCATAAAGGTGTGCATCCTTGACTGCTTTCTTCCATTCGTCATACGTCATGGTGTACTCGTAAATTGGAATACGCTTCCCATTTTTGTAGCGATAGAAGGTTTTCCCCCACTTCGTATAGGTTTCATAGCCGACCAATTTACGGCACTCTTTGTTGTAGTGTGCTTTCCACGTAACCAACGTGCCAAACCCGCTGGTGTTTTTTGCCCAGTCTGGTGTCCATTCGTAATTCTCGTTTCGGATGGGGATATCCTGCCAGTCGCTTGTACCCACTTTCCGATACTGTGCTTTAAGGGTAACACTGGTGTAATCAGCATTGCCGCTGTCATTGGAATAGTACAGACCATTGGGGAAAGCGATAGTGATTTCAATCCCATTTGCCGTATTCCCATCCAGTGTTACTGTGTTCCATTTGCCGACGTTCAGCTCATACGCTAAAGCAGTATCTGCATACGAATCATTGAAATCGGGGATAATGCTTTGCTGATTGGAGCCGTTACGGATTTCCACCGACACATCGGAATAGTTCTCGATCGGATTATTATTCAGCTTGATATCCGATACATCGTCGAGCTCGCCCTCTGCCAAGCAATAGAGGATATTAAGGTACTGGTTCTTACCATCGGAAATGACATGGCGTTGTAACATCATACCCGCCGTTTTTACTTTCCCATAGCAAATAGGTAAAACATACCCCTGCCCGGTTAGCGTAGACGGCGTACCCCATCCGTATGTGTTCGACTGCTCGGAGGCATTAGTAAGGTCTGCTTTCGGCATGGTCAGTTTGGTCATGATATGGTTTCCGATCAGCGTCATGGCTAACGCACCGGCAATGCGTCCGGCCATAAGCCAGCCGCTAATGCCCGCCTTGAACGCCGCCCCTGCCATGCCAGCGCCAAAAATTGTTAAACCAACGGCCAAAATCCACCCGAATGCTTTCTTCTGGATTTTTGGAGCGACTACGATTTCCTGCCCGTCTTGTACCGTTGCGTTCTCGTCAACCTGTACGCCATTCACTGCATACAGCTTTTCGCCATCTTCTGCATGGTATTCGCGCACAGTCTTTCGCCTGTCATAGGGTGCCCAGTAGTCCTTTTTCCCTTTTGCCGTATCAAATGGGTTCGTGATTATGATGATATGTACCATACCTGTAGATCCCTTTCAGCCTTGAAACATACCGGGAAAATCGCTCAATGCATACGCCGCTGACTGTAGTGGAGTGAAGCAGCATATTGTTCCCCAGATAAACGCCCACGTGGTCAATCCCGTGTCCGCCTAAATCGAAAGCACAAATAGCTCCCTCTTCCGGGCGAGACAGTTTTTCGTAGTATTTGACACCTTTAATGTCCGCCGGATTGCTATAATCCATCGTTAGATAATCCGGAAGCGTCTCTCCCCGCCGCCGGAAAACCTCTTTCACCAGCTCCCAACACGGATACTTTTCGAATGGCTGCCCCACCAAATCAGTTACGTCTAGCATATAAGCCTCCCTGCGGTATCGTCGGTTCACCGCCAAATCTCGTGTTGTTCCCGCGTTCCCGACAATCAGTCAACGTCTTATTGCAGGTAGTGAGTGGTCCTTTATACCCACACCGAACGCCCTTAAACTTGAACGGGCACCAGTCTTTCATGATACGTACATTCGGATAGCGCCGATCTAAACTTGCGCCGCACCCAAGCTTGATAGATACGTAATCCTTTTTCGCCGTGGCTCCGGCAATAACGAAATGTTCTTCCTGTAAAATCTCATCAGAAATATTCGTGTTGATAACGGCTACAGTAACTTTCCCGCCGGACGCGCCGTCATATGCTTCCAAAATGCGGGAAATCGTGCCTGTGATATTGGAAACCGTAAGGGTACACGACGGCAATTCCGTAGAAGTCTGTTTCACTTCTGAAAGAGAAAAATAATATGGATAATACTCCTGGCCTTTGAATGTAATCTTTTCATTGTTAAGTACAAGACAAATGGGTTCTTCCTGCTTATACTGAATAGTCAGCAAAAGCAGATAAACCCCATCCGTAGACACCTTGTTCTTTTCAATGATAGCCGCTGTAGAAAGATTCATTTCATACCTCGCTTAATGTAATTGAGCCGCTCCAAAAAGAGCATTCGACAAGCTGAAAAGAAAGTTCGCTGTCAGAAAATCGGACAGTGAACTTCTTCCCGGAATAATCATTCCCAACATCGGAGGGATACGTCCACTCGAACGCGAGCGCGCCGCCCCGTGTCTGCTGAAAGAACGCTCGCAATTGATTGTAGTCCGCTGTTGGCAGCTTCAACCACGTAATTTTAAAAGCCTTCGGGAGCTTCGTAAAGCGCGGGCGCGTGAGAATGGTCTCATTGTCCACTTGCATTTTCAGCGTGTGATCCGTAAAGATTTCATTCAACGGATAATCGGGCGTCTGTATATCAGGAAAAACCATTTATCGCACCCCCATAATCGCATCTTTCAAACCGTACTCATTCGTGGTTAATGCTTCGCCGACCGTCGAAAGAATAATCTGGTGCAGCAGTTTCCCAGACGAATCTTGCGAAGTCGTCTGCCGGGCCTGCATCTGCGTTCCTGTGTTGTTATTTACAATCACCTGCACCTGCGCCGGTGTCTGTGCCCCGCCGGAAAGCATCTTCCTTGTGTCGCCATTAGAATACACGTGAGCGTCCCTGCTGAATCGTACCAATTCGGGGCCACGTTCGCCGACCATCACCCAGCGATCCGTCAGCACATCGCCTCCGGATGCATAGCCGTAATTGGCTGCTACAGATTCCCACACGCCAAAATCAGCTTTAGCGGCTTCATGCGCTGCCCCCAAGCTCTTACTTCCACCGCCGCCAAAGATGCCTGTCACAACTTTCATGATAAGCAGTTTCGCGATCACCTGCGAAATGGATTTCAGTACGCTCTTGGCAAAGTCGCGGAAGAAAGATTTCATACGTGTGCAGAAATTCCCTGTAGAAGACAAGCAGCTTGCAAGTGAGCTTTCGATATCAGAAAACAGATTGACCGTCGTGTCTTTCCAGTTGATTTGCTGATTAGAAATCTCTGTCAGCGCCTGCTTCCAGCCTTCCTTGTAGTTATAGCAAGACTGGTCATTGATGGATTTAATAGTGCTAGAAAGTTTCTGCTCGATAGAAATTCTCTGATTATATGAAAGGTTCGTGTCGTTCAGCTGCTCCTGCAAATAAGACTTGTATTCATTCAGCTTATTGGTCAGCTCCTGCGAGCGGCTGTAGGCTTCGCCAAATCCAAGATTTCTATTCGAAATCGCAGAAATCTGGTCATCATACCTCCCCATCGTTTCCGTTTGCTGCGCTTCTTTGGCCTTCTGTCTCATAGCCTTCGCGTAGTCGATCATGGCGTTTTGCAAGTCGCTGATGACATTTTCATTCACGCCGAGTGCCTTGTCTTTCTCGATCTGTACCTTGTACTCTTCGAGCTTGTCATTCGCTTCCTGCATGGTCTTATCATAGGCCGTCTGCGCTCCAGTGACGGAAAGAGTAGCTTCATTCAGATTTTTGGTGTCGCGAATGGTGAGTTTCGTTGCATCCGCCAACTTTCTGTAAAGCTCTTCTCTCTGGCGTGCCATGTCTTTCCTGCCGTTCCCAGTCTCGCCGTTCAGCGTCGCTTCTTTGTTAGCAAGCTGCATAAGGCGGGGGAGGAGCTGCTGTGCATAACTAAGCCGCGTGCCTTCGGTATCATCTCCTGGGGCCTCGTATTGTGAAAACACAATGTGATTTGCTTCTTCCAAACTGCCCGCAGCGCGAAGTCGCGTCCCCACGTCTTTGTAATACGGCGCTTCTCTCAATTCATAATCAGAAAATTCGAGCTGTTTCTCCCGATCTGTCCAATCGCCGTTAGCATAATCATAGAGGTTTTGGAAACGCTCTCCGCCCCACTGAACTGAACCGTAATACCCCTGCTTGTTATCCGCTGCGTAATCAATGGATTCTGTATCGCCTTTCCCAGCTTCCTGCATCTGATTTCCTGCCAGTGCAGCGGCCGCGTAGACGTTGTAACCGTGCTGTAAATACCAAAAGGCATTTCCTAGCGCATCAGTATATTCCAGTTCAGGAAGCGCCGCTTTGCCAGATTTACCGCCGGACGCCTTGCCGCTTCCGCCGTCGTCCTGCTTTTTAACGACATCGGCGAGCGTGGCTTTCCGCATGAGATCCTCGGCTTCTTTTGCCTTCTGTTCTGAAATTCGAGCCATTTCCGCGTACATATCCACCAGACTGTTCTGCGCCTTTGTGTGGAACATTTCTTCATCAGCCGCATCCGCCGCGTCGTAGTCTTTCTGCGTGGGAGTAAATTTCTTTACATAGGAGCTTTGCGGGATTTCCTCTTCTTCGCTCCCGTCATGATATCCGCCCAGTTCCGCGTCAGAGAAGAAGTCATGTACATTGTAATCGCCGCTTTGCGCTTTTTCGTACTTGCTGCTTACTCCATACGCTATAGCGGCGAGTGTTCCTACACCTACTGCCCCGATAAGTCCCGCCGGATTCATAGCAAGAGCTTTGACGACGGCTAAATTCCTAAACCACGTATATGCACTTTTTAACCCTGCAACAAGACTAGGGATAAGGCCAATGAGCCCTTCCGCGGCCATCGAAATCATGGAAATCTGCATAGCTGCATCCGCGGCCTCTTTCGCCATATCATGACAGCCATCGGTATTTGCTATATAAGCATCTGTGAGGATGGAAACACCCATGCCAGCGGACGAAACCACGCCTAGCATCTTGCTCATTTTCCCATTAAAAAGACCTACCCCCTGATTTGCCTCGTCCAGTTTCTGTTTGTGAACAGTCAGTGCTTCGTTAGCCTCTTTGATAGCAGCGACTTCTTTCTTCGTGGCAAGTGTTGCCTTGTCTTTGGCTTCTGCCACCTGCTGCAAATAATTTACGGTTTCCTTGTAAACGGCGTTCGCTTTATCCGTTGCGCCACGCTCATTCAAAGCGGCTTGCAGCGCCTTGCTTTCTTCAAGCAGCTTTTTTGTTGCCTGAAACGCCTCTTCTCCGCCGATTTTGAACGCATTAGAAAGAGCGTTAAATTCAAGCGCCGCATCCGCGTTCGCCTGTTTCACCTGCTCTATCTGCTCTTTTACGAGCTTGAAATTATCAGCAAATGCTTTCGCGCTATCCCCGACCTGCTTAAATGCCGCGTCTACAGATAAAAAGTTCGTCTGATCTACAGTTTTTAAGCCCTGAATAAGCTGGTTTATGAACTCATAGGATTTGACTTGTGCTTCTTTCGCACTCATCCCGACTTTTTCAAGCTGGCTTGAAATTTCTTTAAAAAGTGCTGCCACGCGCTCTTTCTGCCCAAGTTCATTTGCCGTATTCCCGCTGGACTGGTATTTAATATACTCAATCTGCGCATTGGTTAATCGCTCTGTATTCGTCCGCGTAGACTGCAATACATCATTCCAAACCTTCGCCGAATTGATAGCTTCGTCCATGACAGGCTTCACTTTGCCGCTCATTCCGGTTTTAAGAGAATCCATGAATTTTTCAGTGGTCACTTGAACGACTTCGTAGTCAAGCTTTAGTGCCTGCAACTTAGAGCGAAGTTCCTCTACCGCTGTCTGTTGCCACTTCCAAATCTGCCGGTTCGCATCACCTTTGGCTCCGCCGCGGCCGCTTGTGTCTGCATCTAAGAAGCGCTGCACACGTGCTTCTGCCACTTCACCGCGAGAATATGGATTCCTCACCTTCTCCGCCATGAGAGAAATATTTTTCAGTTCATCACTAGAAGTCTTTGAAACCTGCATCAGGCGTTCATGTTCCTTCTGTATGACTTCAGAAATGGCTTTGGACTGCTGCTGATACAACTCCACTTCATGCTTCTGCTGGTCATTCTTTGCCGCCAGCGCATTTGCCTCTGCCTGAATTTTTCTTGCGCGCTCATCACCCTTCCCAATCTGTACCATAGCCGCAACATTATATCCGCCATTCACAAGCGAAACGATTTTATTCTGCCAAGTGACAGATTCCTTGATACTCATCCCCATAGCCTGCCACTTTTTTGCCAGGTTTGTGATGGAGTTTTCGTTCGATTCAAGAATGGAGTTCAAGGTCTGCGCTTTACTTGCACTTCCGGAAATCTGCCCAGTTACGTCAGCAAAGGAATTTAAAGCGCTATCGACGAGCCTTTTTTCCTCCTCTTCGTATTTCAAAGCCTTCTTTTGCGCTTCCAGACGGCCGTTAAATTTATCCTGCATGCCCTGAATGGCGCGGCCCAGCCCCGTATGCAATTCTCTCTCTTCGCGCGTCACGCTAAGAATCTGCATTAAATCCTTGATATACTTAGAGGCTTTGAATCCCGCCCAGAGTGTGACGATTTCACCTATATGTTCACCGACCTGCCCGAGTGCCGCGACGGCAGTCTTTCCGACATACGTGGCACCGACAAGCCCACTGGACATAAACTCGCCAACTTTTTTGGCGCTCTCTACCATTTCCACCATGGAACCAGAAATGGTGCTGATAGAGCTGATAAATTCAGGATTGATTTTCCATTCTTTTGTTGACTTGTCAACCTGAATGATTGATTCGCCAAACTCTTTCAGTGCTTCCGAATACATACCGCGAAGTGGCTCTGTACCTTCTGCGATCCCGCGCTGTAATCCTTCTTTGATCTGATCGATACGTCCCTTGACGGTATTGTTCGTTTCAAGAGCTGAATACTCAAACCCTTTCATGCGATCCATCAAGAATTTATATAAACCTTCGGACGATTCTTTCGCCTTCTTGATATCCGCATCGGAAATGCCAAGCGCAGTAGCGAGCGTAGAGGACGCGGGGCGAATCCCTCCCTGTACAAGGTCTCGAAGCTCCTGTACAAGCTGTGCGCCATCCAATCCGAGTGACTTAACCGCATTGACACCGACCGTCGTAAACTTCTCGATCTGCTCGATCGACATGCCCGCGCCAAGCCCCGGTCCCAAAAGGGCACGGAAGGTATCAATCAATTCACTTGCCGTCGCAGACGTTTTAAGGGATTCATTCTGCAAGTCGTTCATGATTTTAGAAGAAATCGTAAGCGACTGGTTCCAGGAAAGCTGCTGCCCGTTTATCTGCATCATGGATGCCAGGATGCCAGCCATGCCGATACGGTTCGTTTCCATCATATTCCCATAGTCATACGCACCACCGATGACTGTGCTCCACAGATCTCCAAGCTTCTGAATGCCCTCGTAGATGACGGTATAACGCGCCATAGAGTATACAAGGCGGTTCAGCATTTTGCTGGTATTGCTAGCGCTCTGCGCTGCTTTATCAAGCCCAAGCGCCATATCGCTAAACTGCTTTGCACCGCCGGACTTCCCATTGGTCATTGCCCGCAGATTGACGGAGAAATTCTTCGCCGCACTCGCACTTTTGCCAAGAGAGGATGTTAGGCGTTCATTGGCGCTTGCCATACTGTTTAAGCTGCTGCTTGCTCCGTCGATAATACTGACTTTCGCTCTTGTCTCAATGACGCCCATCTTCCACACTCTCCTTGATGACTAAACTTTCGATTTTCCTCATGCGCTTCATCATTGCTGGCCCTATGTGTATGCGGGATAAGCGGGCGACTGTTTCCAAATCTACCCAATTAAGCCCGCTGATAAAAGGACGGCTCATCGTACCTACATAATGCACACAGTTTGAAGCTAGCGCATATAGCCTCATCGCCCTGAAATTGCCCGGTCGGATTTCAGGAGCCCTATCAGGGCAATTCTCGCAATCTAATTTGCGCCCGGTCTGTTTGGCGGCCTTTCTGCACGTATCACAGTATTTAGCGCCACCTCTGATTCGCCAGTCCCAGACGCTTTCTAGTTTTTTAAGTCTTCCAGCTCGCTCTTTTCAGAAAGCGCCTGCGTCTTCACGAGCAGATCCATGATCGTTCCCGGCGTATACTTCGCAGAATCCGGATCGATGTTGTAGATGTTCTTAGCTACCCACCGCGCCATACGGACGCCGATCAGCTTTGCCGGTGTATCCGAAGTTTCAAGCTCATCGGAATATTCAAGAAAATGCTCAAATTCAGAAAATGTCATAGCTCTTGCAATAAGTTTTTCTTCGTTCTTTTCTGTTGGTTTCATGTTTTTTTCGTTATCCATTTTTATTTCCTCACATATAAAAAAATGCCCCGCCGGAAAATCCGACGGGGTACTCATTAAAATTCGTATGTAGCTACCCCGTTTACCAAGGTAAACTGAATGCAGGAATTTAAAGAATTTTCTTTATAGAACGCAGAATAATCCAGTTCCTGTGTGATGCCTTTCGTACCGTCAATGCCCGGCGACTTTCTCGCGAACATGACTTCCGGGATATCGACGACAAGAGACTTATCCCCCTTTGTCAGTGTAACCTGGAGCTGTGTTATTTTGGAAGTCATCGCTTTGTCGATGAAAGTTTTGTCGTCGAAGAAAGCAGTCAGCTTACCAGTTGGGGAAATGATGCCTTCATTGATTCGTGTTCGGAACCCGCCGCTGCCAATCGCATAGCCGCTATCATCAAGCCCGAACGGAATAGTGAGAGAAAGCTCCGTTGCAATCGCTACATCCGTCCCGTCAATTTTCAAAGATGCCTGAAAATTGTTGAGACGATTAAACCCGACTTTAGTGATATTTTCATCCGTTGCCGCTGATTCATCATTGATTGTTTCTTTACATCCGATAAAGCCAACTGTAGCAGTCAATTCACCGTCGCCGCCGAACGTCATTTCAATCTGATTGACCTTGACGCCGTTAATGAGCGAATACACACCATTAGAGAACACCTTCTCTACAGCGAATGACGGCTGCGTCTTGCCCGGCTTGAAGACATGGGTATAGAGATTTGTGCCGCTCTTCCCCGGTGTTGTAGTCGGTCTGCCGAATGCCGCCGCCAGAAGATAACCGAATGCATCGGTATCCACCGGCGTGACTACGTCGCCCGTGCAGTCGATATTTCCGAGCATCGGTTCCGCTGCATCGCGGCGTCCTGTGATAGTCCCCGGTGAACTGGAATTCTGCGAACTGGAAAGTGAATTAGAATTAAATGGGATCTCAAAACCCTTGACCGTTTCCGGCAACTTGCTCAATGCCACTTCCGGATACAGTCTGGTTTTGGAGTAAACGCCCATAGCCTGACCTGCCATTTTCTACCTCCTATAACTCTTCTGTATAATTCCCACCAAGCGCCTGATAGATACGCTTGTTTACCTTGATTTTCCCCGCCCAATGGCGACCTGCCGGATCGATGGGGAAAGGACCGTTCGTATTTACCTTCGCGCAGGGGCGATTATTGATTTCAGCGTCATTGAAAACATCCTCAATGATGGTCATGAAGTCGGCGCAATCCTTAAAGGCGTCCATGATTTTTACACCATCCGCCTCGATGAATTCCGGCTCCTCTTTCCCGACGCCTACCCATAATGTAAATTCGTAAGGGCAAAACTCAATATTCTGCCCTTCCTGCTTCGAAAAGTCCGTCACGATGATGTACGGTGTGTCATCGTAGGTAGGGATGTATTTCCTTGTAATATCCCCAACAAGTACATGGAGCTCTTTTCCAGAGAACCGCTCTTTGCAAAAGGCGATGATTCTTTTGTCTGTTTTAAGCTGTGCTCCGATATGAAGCATCGTGCTTGTAATATCCAGATTTTGCAATCCCATCAGCCTAACCTCCGTACACCTTGTAAACGCGCTTGTTCTTCTTGCCGAATTTCACATTTCCTTCCATGTAAGACTGTACTTTCCGCTCAATGTACGGCGCAAAATCATCATGAATTCGCGTCATCATCGGCTCAAAGATCGGTCTTGCAGGTGTGATAAGTTCTTTTTTCTTCTTACTAAGCGGGTAAATGTACTTATCATAGTCGCGGCTCTCGACGATAGAACCGTACCTTTCGAGCTCTGCATCATACGCATTATAGAAAATACGGCGAATGCTTTCTGTCACCGGCTGCCGCCCGCCAAGCTCGTTTCTTCGCCCGTATTCCGCAGACGATTTGGAAGTCCACCCGATCACGGTTGAAATGCTGTCTGGCATATACTGATACCCGACGGCGCGGATCATCTGCCCATAAAGATACCGCGAGGCGTGCCCCTGCAATTCTCTACGCGGCTGGATGTTTCCTTCCGTAAACCAGATCTGATTCCAACCGTCATCGGTATGATACAAGACGCCTTTTCGGACGCCTTCTTTGATTTCCTTTTGAATGTAGTACCCGAGCGACTTCGACACGCTTTTTAAGTAATTCTTATTGTTAGCAAGCATCCGTTTGAAAGCAGGCGTTAATTCGTCAGATACCGATATTTCAATCAGATTCATCGTCCGAGTGCCCTTTCTGCTTTCGTTGCAAGCAACACAAAATGACTTCCTGCCACATCGTGCTCGACGATATTAGAAACTGAATACCTATCACCGTTGTAGACGATTGCATCGCCTTCCACTGGCGATAGAACTCCATTCTCGCCTTCGTCGCACACGCAGAAATACGCCGCATCAACAAGAGCCGCGTTTTCTATAACGGTTTTCGCTTCATTCCAGTCAGAACGAGAATTGGACACACCGACATATACAAGCGCCACGATATCTTTCCCGTTGTAAGAAATGTGTTCCCCCAGTCTTTTATCAGAGAAGAATGCCTTTTGACATATCCTCCGCTGCGCGTCCATCATCCCCATCTGACTTCCTCCTAGACGTTGATTTTTACATCAATCGAAGTCGAATCCGCTGTTTCTCCGCTCCATGCGACGCCGACCGCCGGATCAGTTCCTGCCGTCGCAGTAATAGCGCCGGATTCGTCAAGATATACTTTCATGCCCTGCGTGATAGCTTCCGCCGCTTTCTTAGGGAACTGGAATACGCCTTCTGCGTCACACGCCACATAACCGTTTTTTGTCACCGCTGCTTTGGCGACCGCATAAATGCTGCCTACTTTCAGCAATTCATGGTAGGCGACGTCTGCGGTCGCCTTCACAGTGATAATCGATCCGGGCTGTCTGAATGTTCCAATAGTAGTAGCCATCTTTTATCCTCCTTATACCCCTTCATTCTTAACGAATGCGCGATAATCAATCAGATTGAACCCAAAGTCCATCCAGTACTGATAATCGATACCGAGATGTTTTTCGCTCTGCACGGTTCTGGAATACGGGCGATCTACGCCATTCAAAGTGGTAAATTCGATGCCTTCCATTTCAGAAGGCTTCGCGATCGCATAGTAAGCATCGCCTTCAAGCCACGGAGAGGTGAAAAGTACCATCTTGTTCTGCATGGGGTTATTCACGCCTGCATTGTTCTGTGCCGGATCGGATGCAGAATGCAGGATCTGAAGATGTTCAAATTCATGCTCGTCTGATGCCAGCAGGAAAGCCGGGAACGTACCGATATAGGTTTTATCTTCGCGGTCTTTCTGACGATGCATCAACTTGCGCATTTCAGAATAAGCTTTTGCGGAAATGTCTTTGTTCGTCTCCACAATATTTTTATTCTTCGCATTGAACGGAACGGATTTAGTCAGCATGTCGAAGAACATCTTTTCCTGCAGGCGTCTGAACCCGCCGGACTGCTTCTGAATAGCTTTCGTGACTACGCCCATGTCATCGTTAATGAAGATTTCACGGGTAAAAGAAATTGCCTTGCCATAGGTCTGAATTGCCGTGGAGATTTTACCGTCTTTCATTTCCCCATACTTAAATTCATCGCTTTCAGGTGCCATCAGTTCCGGCATGCCGTCCACCCCAAGCCAGTATTTATTGGTCTTCTTGAAATCTGGGTTCGATCCTTTAGAAACAAAATTCAAGAAAATTGCCGGCTGCTCTTTATAGGATTTCAGCATCACCTTGTTTCCGAAATTATCAACGATAGAAACGAACTGGCCTGTACCCATCGCTCTTTCCTTGAACATGGCATTGAACAGGTCATTGGAGTTCATGAGATGTGCTTTTCTCTCGCTCATACCGCCGAAGAGAGTGAGTGCATCTTCTGCAATGGAGCGCAGGGATGCATTCGCATATTCATTAGACACCGCTTTTTCTTCGCCGATGACGCCAAAGCGGATAGCCATCCCGTCTACTGCACGCTTCGTGAATTTTTCTTTTTCATCCGTAACAACATTGATGCCGGACGGCTGATTTTTCGGCGCGCTCATTGCCTTTTCAAGGATCTCTTTTCTGACATCTTCAATGGATGTGCCGTTTTCGATGTAACCTCTCATGGTTTCATCGTCAACTCCCATGCCTCTGCAAACTTTCGTAACTTCCGTGACACGAGCTCGTTCTGCTCTTGCTGCTTTTTCTGCCGCTTCACGAACCGCTGCCTCGTTGATTGCCGGTGCTTCCGGCTTCTGGTTTTCGCCCATCTTTGGCTCCTCCTCGTTCTGAACAATAGAAATGGTCATGTCTGTATTTGTAAGTCCCCTCCCGACTGCACAATCGGGATCTGCCGGACAACTTACCAGAGAAATTTCATAAGGCTCCCATCTGTCTGTTACGTCCATGTCGCAGTCAAATGCAAGTCCCTTATAACTGGTGCCTTTCAGCACGCGAACCGTATTGAGACGGTGATATCCGACGGAAATTCCTTTCAGCGATCCGGAAAGAATTTTCTGAAAATACTTTTCGGATTCTTCGTCTTTATCGATCGTCGCTTCTGCCGTGACTTTCCCATCTTCAAAAGACACGTTCTCGATTTTGCCGATCACGATGTCTCGATTGTGATTGAAAAGCATCGGCATGACGCCATTTTCAAAGCGCGTCAGATCTACGTTTCCCTTTGCGCACAAGCAGACTTCCGGCACGAACCAGTTATCACAAGGCGCTTCTGTCATAAAAGAAAATCGCAATTTCCGGCTCTCTTCATCCACGCCGTCCACTGCGATTTCTCTTAATCCAAACTGTTTAATTGTCGTCGTTTTCCCCATCTTTACCTCCTGTATCATCGTTTTCGGGTTCGTCCTTTATCTCGCTGTCTTGCACGCCGAATGCCAGCGCGACGCCTTTAGATTCTGCATAGTCCTGAACTTCCTTCATCTGGTCAATGCGATCGCGCCAGTCCGCACCCTGTTCCGCGCAATACTCCTGGAATGATTTGCCGCCATTCGCAAGGTTAATGGCATTCGCCTGCGCCTCTTTGAGCGGATCAATCCATCCGAGCGAAGCGGCAAGCCACGTGGCCTTATAATATTCTTCGTCCCCATATTTGAACCCGGTCCCGTCCAGAAGGCCGGTCAAATAGCAGATGTTCACGAAGCGCTTATAAAGCGGCCGTAGGAAATATTCGACCAGTTCCTCGCGGATAGAGCCGTAGGTCAGCTGATCGCCCAAAAGGTTCTGCCGGGCAGATGCATAGTTTACGCGCTCCACATTTCGACTGGTGCTTTCCAGCGAAAGCCCTTTGTCGGCGGCTATAATTCGCTGCTGCAATGGTAAGAAATTGCTTGCATCCGTCACCTGCGCGTTCGGCGTGAGCCCTTTGATGTGCTCGCCCGCTTTCAGGTATTTAATAGATCCGCCTTCGATATTTTCTACACGGCTGCCATCTGCCTGATTAGCAATGCGTCCCGGTGCACCAAGCGTGTTGTCAGTCTCCACAAATGCGGAAAAGCACGCCGCAATTTTCTGCTGGAACATGACGGCCACGTTGTAATCGCCCAGGTCCTTTGTGACGCCGATGGTTCTAGCCATTTCTGTGATTTCGCGGAATTGACTGACACGTGACTTTTTCCACAAAAAGATCACATCTTTTGCGTCATATCGTCGCGGCTCCATTTCCGTGAAACCGTCCGGCTCCGTCTGCTTTAGCCAATATCCAAGCGGTTTGCCCGTAGTATCAAGCTCGACGCCATTCACGATGATGTGCCCATTCTGATCTTTTGGATCTGTCATCGTATCCAGATCATCGACTTCGTGAAGCTGGATGGTGAGAGGTATTTTCCTCTTCCCGTCCAGCGGGAATGTCGCCATAATTCCTCCATCTACGAATTTTCTGACAACAATAAGCTTGATGATGTCATCCAGACACTGCTGCTGCGTAATGTCGCAATTCTCGTGGTGCTCCCACTCTTTCCAAAGCGTTTCGATACGCTGATTAAACACATCATTGTTTGTCTGCGCCTGCATATTAAAACCGGTCCCGATAGCATTATTTAAAAATGCTTCCAATACGGAACCGGTGATGGGATTATTTCTTTCCAAATCCCTTGCTCGTGCTCGAAGTTTATCGCGCGAATACGTATTAAATTGTTCTGCCGTCCCATCGAAGGGCAGGTGCTCGTCTTTCCGCGTTTCCTGTGCCGCCGAATACCCGAAGTATCGCTCTCGTACCATTTTGGACTTCATCGCCTTTTCAGGGCTCCAAATAGACTGGATATCACTGCACAGATCCCCCGCCAGCTTTAGAAATCCCATTATCCGATGCCTCCGAATTTCAATCTCACGGTATCTGTCATGCCATTCACAGAATCGATCTGATTCAGCGCCGAATTGACTTCCGCCAAGCGGTGCATGATGGTTTCAAGGCTTGCCATCTTCACGCGGCCATCTCTGGTCTGGAACTCCTGCCCGCCTTCTAAAATATTCATACGGGCTGTTTCCAGCGCTTCTTTTTCTTTCTGTAACTCTTCTCTATTCATCGCTGACCTCCAAATGGGCTATACGTTAAACCACTCTCTTTTTTCTCATCTTTCTGCACGGGCATGGGATCTTTGGCCGCCACCTGCAAGCTCCGCACATTCATGACATCCGCCGCCACATATGCATAGACTTCACAATCCAGATAGTGGTTATCTCGATGCTGTGCAATCGGTTTCCAGACCTCACGCCCGTTGACCATGATTTTCTGCTCGGCGGTAATCATCTCTGCATATACCTCATCGGTATCTGCATCAACAAGCCATGCGCCATACCCGTCTTTCTCTCGACCGATACGGTAAGCGATCAGATCCTTGTATTTGTTCGTATCCGCTTCGTAAAGCTGCTGCGCCTGTACCCAATTCATATTGTGATCCTTCGGGTTCAGCTGCTTTCGGCGAAAATATGTAGCCATTGGACTTGACATGCCCATAACTGGAATAGACGCCGGATAGTGTAAATAACAAAAGTCATAAACTTCTTCTGTGTTATACCCTGCATCGACCGCATACAGAGCGACCTGCATGCGCCGGTCTGAATCCTCAATGGGCCACATCTGATCCATGATGTTTGCTACGTCATCGAATGTCATTGCCGAACCGTTCGCAATTTTCTGCGAACGCATATCCGGCAGCCACGCCCGGATCACCCAGTAGAAATACCCCTTCTGGCAGTCCACACCGCCGGTGAGAAGCACAGTCCCTTTGGGAACCACTCCGGAGCGAAGTTCCGTCCGCCTTTCGAGCACCGACTTCGATTTGATTTGAGACGCCTTAGACTTCCACGGCTCGCCAAGCCATGAGTTTACAAAGTTCATAAGTTTCGTGGGATCATCTTTTGATTTCAGAAACTCATTCGCCACTTCATAGAAATATACCCACGGCGAATACAGTGTATTCAGCTTGAATCCCACTGTTTTCGCCGCGTATCCAATTCTTTCCTTGTCCACCCACTTACCTTTTCGGAGCATCCCCATCTTCTCCCTGTCATGGATATGGTACTTGCATTTTTCACACTCGTAGTACGTCTCTTTAGAGAGACGTGCTTCATCAAGCACGTCAGGAAACTTTAGATGGTGAAAATCAAAGACTTGATAATGCCCGCATTCTGGGCACGGCACCATGAACTCATAGTGCGCTTCGCTTTCCATGTAAGACTTATACACATAACCGTACTCCGTAGTCGGCGTGCTCATGACAAGTATCTTGCGCCACGGCCAGTTTTTAGTACGTTCTTTGACAAGAGAAATTGGATTAGCTTCTCGACCAGTCCAGATCGGATATTTATCGACCTCATCCATAATGACGCGCGGGATAGGCCACGACGCCAGCTTTGCCGGTGAATTCGCCCCGGACAAATGAATAAATCCACCATTATATCTCACCATAAGTGCCTTGCTTCTGTCTGCGGATTCTATTTTTTTTGCAACGGACGGCGTATTTTTCAGCGCCTTCTGCAAACGATCCACAGAAAAGTCCTTCGCCAGCTCTTCATCCGGCATGACATAAAGCAGACGGCATGGGGACCGATCTATCGTGAACGCGCAGATATTGATACCGGCCTCTGTAGCGCCGACCTGCGAAGGCTTCAAGAAGGTAATGACTTGTGATGTTTTATCCGTGAACGCATCCATGATTGCCCGCAGATACGGCGTATTATCCGTATTCCACAGACCGGCAGATGGTGATTCTTCACGGGAAAGAATACGATTATGGTCTGCCCATTCACTCACCGTTTCCGGAGGCGGCGGCAGAAATGCTTTTCGCGCCTTTTTTATAATTTCTTTTAGGTTTCTTTCCCACTTTGCCTGCATCTTCGGATTTTCCATTGATTCCTGCAAGTTTTCTGAGAAGTTCTTGGACAACTTCATTCGCTACCTCCCCGCACGTCACGGCTAAAGCCGCATCAATGGAATAAACTTTTGATTTTATGGTTTCTGGCAATAGTAAGAGCTTTTGCCTGATATCTAAGAATTCATTTTCAAGCGCATCTTTGACTTCTTCCTGCGGAATAAGCTCCCCCATCATTTGAAGCGTCACCATTTCTTCTTGCTTTGCCTTCTGCGCTTTGTAGTCAGCTTCCGCTTTCAGCTTTCTAGCGCTGTCACTCACCGCTTCTGCGGCCGCATTCGCTTTGTTGAACCGCTTATCAATGATTTCCGCAAGATCTACACGCGCATTCTCTTTCGCAACGCCAAGCTCCTTGATGGACTTATCCATCCCCACCCGACTAATGCCGAACTGCGCCGCCGCCACACTCGTTGAACAAATGATGTGTTTATCTTCATTTAGTCGGATTTCTGGTAATCGTTTCGCCATGACATCCTCCCAATAAAAAATGCGCAAGAGCCTTTGCTCTCACGCATTTTCATTTTCCATAATACATAATACCACGTCTGCTTGTAACATTTTGTAACCTAAATCAGCATTTTCCGTAAAATTTCAAAAGCGCGCTCCTCCGCTCGCCTTTCGAAATCCACCTCTGCCGCTTCCAGTGCCAATTCACGCCTTTCGATGGCAGCGATCTGCCGGACCGTCATGATGGGTGATCCGTAATACTTGTTCGGATCATATGCGCGATCATCGCAAATTTCTTTTCCCTCTTTAAATCTCAAAGGGAGCCCACCCTCTCCGCTTGTCTGGCAATCCAGAACATCGCCAGTCGCCGCTTTTGACGAAATGATTTTGTAAGCGCCGCTGCGCTTATTCCGTAAAAGCCGGTTGACGAAATGAGCGTAAAAAATCCCATTTGTCCTGTAAACCTCTTCCCATCCGATGCCTGGGTATGTATTTTCTTTCGTCCCTGCTGTTTTCATTAGCAAATCTCCTCCTTCATACTGTCTAATTCTTTTCTGTAGAACTCTCCGAAACGGTTAATGGCCTTTCTGCGTATCCTGTAAGCGGATTCTCGGCGAATATTGTTGGCTTTTGCCGCATACTGCTCCGCCGTAAGATTATTTATAAAAAAATCTTCCAAAATGCTCGCTGTATTAAAATCTTTATGCCCATTATCATCCAGCAATCCATCAATTCGCTCCTCGAAGTTCCTTATAATAGACTGCACGCGACTTAGCTTCTTGTAAAGAACATCCAAGTTCTCACTCTGACGAATCAGTTTGTCGCTAGTATCAGACATGCGCCCGCCGGACACTTTCTCCTTTGACGGATCAATGCCAGAGATATCATATATGCGGTTCTTTTCTTCTTTAATGGCTCTTTCCAGCGAAGCGCGCCGCTTCTGAACCGCTTTTATCTTGTCAAAATACTCGTCCGCTGTCATGATCCACCTCGCTATTTTGCTTTATCCGTGACGCAAACAATGAGCTGTCTAAGATACCACGCCGCCTTTTCCAGATCTTCGCGTTGATTATCCGCATGCTTCACCTTGTACCTCCACAAATACTTGAAAACGTTAAAGAACATAGCCGCCTCCATGCCTGGAAGTCCCATTTCCCGAATTCTTGCCATCGCCACATCGAAGCACTCATACTTCCCGTCCTTGTAATACGACGGGTTGATCGCCTCGTCGTTAAACTTCGTGAATGTCACCTCCGGTTTCTCCTTGTCATCCATTCGTGACAACTCATTTTCAAAAATTCGCGGATGAGCCTCCATCGTATCTTCATCTCTGACACTATAAGTGCCGTCGTCATTTTCCGCATAAATTCGTCCCCTGATAACTTGCCCATCGCGGCGCTCAAACATAACTCGGTCTCCTGCATGAAATTCTTCATCACACATGGATAGCCCCCCTCTCAAATGCGCATTTCAGTCTATCCCCCTGCTCTTCATCGCTCATCTTTGCGAATTCAGCGATCCGTTCCTCAGACGCGGGGCAATGCCGCTTGCTGTCCATAATCATTGCTTTTGTCAAAAATTCAAGCTCGCATGGATAGATATTCCCATCATCGTCTTTTGTGACAATCTGAATATATCCATTTTCTTTGCATATGGATACTGTATACCGTTTAATGATTTCTCTCATGTGTGCCATCCTTTGTTCCATCCTTTCGTCCGCTGCTTCTATCAGCCTTTCGATCATCTTATCTTCGTCTACGTTCATGTCGTGCATCGAGTATCGTGAAGCATTGAGACAATCCGCAAACGCCTTATCGAACTCTCCCTTCGATCCGTTACCGCTTAATGGTTCTCTCATGTGCTGCCATCCTTTCATCCGCTTCTTCTATCAACCTTTCGATCTTATCGCCATCTACGTTCATGTCGTACATTGCGGAATATAAAGCATTGAGGCAATCCGCGACCGCATGATCGAACTCTTCACTCGCTTCGTCGCATGTTGTTTTAGTCGGATATCCAATTCCGCACGCACGTTTGAACTTGTTGCATGCGTGAATCATTTCCGCGCACTCTTCCATGAGCATGTCGAGTGTCTCATACCATTCGTGATTGTCTACAATTTCTGTTTTCATCCGCTCTATCCCTCCTAAAACAAACTTGTTTCCCGTTTCTCAAACTCAATTTCCTTTTTGAACCGTTCTTCCCATTGCGCCAGCGTGTTATCTGACTGATCCATCTGCTTAAACTCGTACAAGATGCCATTAAACTCTTCCTTGTTGTTGCGAATAACGCCGTCATTCAAGCGTTTCAGCTCCGCCCAAAGTTCAGGGAAATCGCGGTAGAGAAGTTTCAGATCTCTCACGCCCTGCATCGGGCAGATCCAACAGGAAAGGCGCGTGCGCTCTTTGTACAGCCCCCCCCAATCGAATCCATGTTTGTAGCAGTATTTGAGCGCCTGCTCTTCCGTGATTCCCCACTCAAAAAGCGGATAAATGTCGTCTTTCACACGTTTCGGCTCATCGGCAGCGATTCCGATATAAAGCTTCGTGTTCGCGCGGTTAAATCCATGCGCTTTCATAAACTCCTGCACCGGCTCGCGCTTTAGCATTGACGTACACCAACGGTTCCGCATTGAGGGCCACCCGTACCCATGCTTCCCAGCTCGCTTCCCTTTCTTTCGCAAGATGTGAAGCAGACCGTACTCAAAGCTGTTCTTCGCTTTCAATACCGTCACCATCTTGCCATATTTCTCTCTGATGTAGCGATCCACCTTGTCTACGTGCTCGTACATCTGCGGGAACTCCATTCCCGTGTCGCAGAAAAGGATGTAATCAATTTTCATTCCCCTTTCTAACATCATGAGAAGCAGCGCCGTACTATCCTTGCCGCCGGAAAAGGAAACAATCGACTTCTTGCTATCCTCGATGTGTTCCCTGTAGTCACTCATCACATATTTACCGATGGTGACATTATTAGAGGTTTTATTCCTGACTGATTTTTCATTCAGCCAGACCTTCACCTCTTTCGGCAGTCCCAGAAACGCCGCGTCACATGCTCGCGATAGTCTTGTATTTGCCATTGCACATCTCCTGATTAAAATGTCCAATAATCAGCTTCTTTATTGCTTCGACAGGGCTAGGATCAATAGTCTTTAAGTATTCGTCTATCGATTCTTCCCTGCCTTCTGCTAATGTGAAGGCGTTGTCACAGGTACATGTGATCCTAAAATTTTTCTCTTTCATCTGTTTCGCCTCACTCTATTTCAATAATAATTTGTGGCTTGATGCAAAGTGGTGGCGCCTCGTTCTTCTCGAACAGGTGAGCTTCTTTGCACTGTACATACGTGCATGGGTAAACGCTACTTACATCCATGTTCTCTACTTGCTCTTTAATGAGCTTGTATTTGTAAGCTACTTTCGCAATAGCATCCCATTTATTCCCATAAGAAATGGAAAAGCCGCCATCAACAATACCAATTTCACATTCATCGGGAATGTAGTTAAGTAAATCGATCAGTTTCATTTCTTTCCTCTTTCTGCATACTCGATCTCAATCCTCAAAAATGGTTCCTTTTCATCCGTGGCATACATCGGTGTAATTTCAAGCACTTTGTAATCATGCCACCTTCGAAATAAGGAAAACGGAAGATCGAACAGTTTCCCTGCGTATGTGCTTTCTTCCGTCGTCACAACTTGCATGAATGGGTTTCTCATCGTACTTACAAGCTGGCTAAAATACATCATGCTATTGCTCCTTTCTCAATACTTCTGCTAATTTCTCTATTACGAAATCTGCACAAGGCTGCGCCATACCGTTCCCGATCGCTTTGTATCTCTTTGCGTCACTTCCATATGCCGTCCAGTTATCAGGGAGGCCCTGCAACCTTTCACATTCAAGCGGTGTAAGCCTTCGAACGAACGCCTCGCGGGTTAATACTGATTGAGGCATTTTGTAATCACACGAAGATAGCGTAAACGCAGTTGAATTAAGTTTTGTTGCGTGGCCGCTGCTGTGACTTGTTATGTAAACATCGCCAAGCGTGCAGTACCTATCTACGCTCGTCAGTGTAAAAGCCGTTTTCTCTTTGCAGATCGGACCATTTCTTGACATTCCGGTTCCCTGGCACAAACACACGCCTTTTTCGATTTTTAACGGCACATTGCCGCCTCCTGTCCCCATACTTGCTGCCAACGTTGGGGAAATGTCGCGTTCGTTATACCGTGCGTCTATCCCGTGGCTTTCGTAAATTTTCATTTCTTCCACAATGTAGTTCTCACTTCCTCCACCGTATGCCCCACCCGTCGCTTTCAGCGTACTTGTAGGAAGCCCTTTCTTAATCTCCGAAAGCTTTTCGTAGGGAAAAATTCAGCTTTCATCATGCGCCTGCCTTTCCAAAACCGTTTCCAGCATTTCAGGAAGACATTTCCCCCTTTCTTTTGCTCGTCTAAGTATTCCCGCGCACGCTTTCGGGGTTAAAGAGTACCTGTGCGTACCCCCCCCCACTTTCCAAAACCTGCGACAAGGAAGATTCTCTCACGGTGTTGGGGCACGCCCCAAAATTGAGCGTCAAGCACTCTCCATGCGATTCCGCATTTTGAGCTTCTAACCATTCCGGCTCTTGCCCATCGTCCAGAAGCAGGCATTGGAATGTCGGTCGATCCGATTTCTTCGAGCACGGCCTTAAAGTCACGCCGAGCATTGCTTGTAAACGCTCCCAGGACGTTTTCCCAAACAAAGAACTTTGGATATACTCCATTCGTTTTCTCCCTCATTTCTCGCACAATCCGCATTGCCTGATAGAAGAGGTTTGACCTTTCCCCTTCAAGCCCTGCCCGTCTTCCTGTGATAGATAAATCCTGGCACGGACTTCCTGCACAGATGATGTCTACCGGCGCAATTTCCGCGCCGTCGATTTTCGTTACATCACCTAACTGGATGGTGTCAGGGAAGTGCGCTTTCGTAACGCTTGCGGGGAATGGATCGATCTCGCTGCTCCAAAGCGGCTTTACGCCGTTCTTCACCGCCGCAAGCTGCCACCCGCCGATGCCGTCAAATAAACTCCCAAGCGTTATCACTTTTGTTCTCCTCTTTCTAAGCAAGATACTTGCCGTCTTTTTTCGCTTTCTCCCATTCCTCTTTTGAGAAAAATACCTTTTCGCCTTTCCGTTTGCATCCCCAGCAATCAGTATCAAGGATTGCGATTACATAGTTATCGTATGTTCTGACTTCGATAATCTTTTCTATATAAACATCGCACAAATTCATTTTTTGCTAACCTATTCCTCTACGTAAATTTCCCAGTCCGTTGCGAAAATAGCGTCCCACTCTAACCACTCCAAACTTACGTTGTCGCAAGTTCCAAACTTGTTACGCAACTTGTAGTGAGTCACAAGAGCCGTATCACCAAAGCGTGACTTCTCCTCCTTGATGCTGTACACGCCCTTCATCCAACACTTCCGCCGGATCTTCTTTCCCTCGTCCGCAGCCTTGAGGGCTTGCCATGTTTTCATCATTTCTACCTCGCTAAGGTAATAACCACTTCCAAATCCTCGTTGAGGTCTGCGTGGTCTGCGCAGGCATTCTCGATTTTTTCGGGGATGCCTGCGCTTCTGTCTCCGTAATACAGTATTTCGCCATCTTTGTTCTGAATGACGATCCTATCGAAGTCTGCATGTTCGACTGTCTGCAAAAATTCTTCTACTGTCAGCGTGTTATCGCGTTCGACAAGCATCAGCGCCTGGAGAAACTTGTCTTCAAGTCCTCCCACCTCTTTTGCGCTGCGTTCGACTTGTTTTTCGGCGGCATACTGGAGAAATCTCATCGCAATGATATTTGCGATGATAGTCATATCGTTTTCGTCTACGACTTTCGCAAGTCTCATGCCCCTGATCTTGATTTCATTGATGAGGCGCATAATTCTTTTGCCTTCTTCTTTCTCGTACTGCCCGTTAATTTTCAGCTCTTCCATTTTGTGTTATCCTTTACGTTTAATTATTTCTCACTCACCACAAGCAAAATTTCCTCTTTTGAAAACGGCTTAACCGCAATCACTTCGTGATTCAATAGTTCAAGCGGGATTTCTACTTCCGGGCAGGTATAGTAATGCGTAATTGTGTTTCCACACTTCAACGCAATGTCTGCGTCCGTAACATCAAGCAATGTTTTAAGTAGCATAATCTGTCACTTCTTTCCGCGGCATTCTAACTTCGAAGCTCGCAACTTCATTAAAAACCTTTTGTCCGTATGCAACGGTTTCATGTAGCGTACAAATTGCCCAACTTCTCTAAGCATATGCCTTACATGATTCATTGTTGGGTATCTTTCATGTTTGAACACATTACCCCACCCTTTACAAATATAAATCTATGTGATGATCGTGATACTTTTCTCCTTTGTAAACCCAATCTTTATCTACTATCTGATACCCAAAAACTTCCTTCTGCATGAGCTCTTTCACTTTTCGGATTCTGGCATGGTGTCCAGCATCCGCTATGAACGGATCATAATTTGCAGCAATGTATACAGTTTCTGTCTCACCGAAGAGGTTTAACGCTTCTTCAACGGTATTTGCGTGCATCCCTCGGTATGTAATCATTAGTTAGATCACGCCCTTTCTTGAAAGCTCCTCCGTACAGTCATATGAGCAGGTGAACTCCCCGCAAACATTTAAGCATTTCCCACTCTCATAAAATGTCGTCCGGCAAGGTTCGAATTAGATTGATCAGAACAGGATCAGGCAATTTGTCAATATCATCATTTGCCACCTCCGTCTGGAACTGCGATACAAATTCTCTCATCGGAATGGCCATACACCGGCTTTCTCCCCACTTGCCGGTCTGGTGAAATACCACGATCCCCACGGGCTTTTTCGTGTACTTCTTTTCAAAATCAGCCACGTTGTCCACAGTGACCATGGTGTTATCAGATTTTTTAATAAACCGGCAGCCCGGCTTTACGCTCTTTTCTGTCAAATTCATATTTTAGTCCCCTGTACTCCCTACTCCGCCAGTACGTTCACCAGCCGCTTTGTCATCCTCCGCGAGCAGATACTTCATGAAGATCCCCTGCGCGATTCGATCCCCTTTGCGAATTTTCACATCGTGATAGGGATCCCGATTTACAAGAGCGATGCAGATTTCTCCATCATTGTTAGGATTACCGTAGTAATCCGCATCAATGATGCCCGTGCCATTCGCCAGCGCCAGCCCCCACTTGATGCCCAGCGAACTTCTGATGCACATCATCAGAAATTCATCTGGCTCCATGCGAGCCTTGACACCGGTATGCAGCGTCGCAACGCCATCCCCACCCGCGTGAACGACAATGTCGTTCGGGGCCACAAAGTCGTACCCAGCCGAATGCGCTGTAGCGCGTTTCGGCAGCACCGCGTCTCTGGCGCTCGGCACATCGATCTTTTCAAAACGTCTCATTCCTGTTCCTCCTCTCCCAAAATGTCGTTAGTTGCGACGAATCTATTCATTATCGCATCTCGTTCTTCTGTGTCCGCATTCACCAAGTCTTCCAGCATGCTTTTTACGCTTTCTTTGAACGGAATTGCCAACGCTCCAGCTCCCTCTGCTCTGTCAAGTACGGCTCTAAGAAACTCGAGTGCGATGAGCATATTGGCTTCAAGCTGCGCATGCTGATTGAGCACGATTTTTGTACGAACGGTATCAGCCTTTCTTATGACCTTCACCAAAGCTTTATACTTCATCATTTCCTCCTCAATATGGCATATCCACAGGCGGGATTTCCGCTGGCGGCACTTCATTATTGCCAAACTGATTAAAATCGCCTTTTGGCGCATTATCTTCGTGTTTTTTGAACACAAGCTTTACCCCATCCGCGGAAATTGCGTAAAAAGTCCGCTTTGTGTCAGTCGTCTGATCTTTGTACGAAGAAGAAGTAAACTTCCCCCAGACGCTTACCATATCCCCCTTGTGGAAGTTGGCAGCCTCCTCTGCTACCCTTCCCCAAGCAGTGATGGGCACCCAGTTTGTAATCTGCCTGCTCCCACCACCGTTCTGGTCATAAATGATTTCATTGGCAGCGATGGTGAACCGCGCCATACAACGTCCGTTTGAGGTCATTTTGACCTCGGGATCTCTCGGTAAATTCCCGGTAAAAAAGCAGAAATTATTCATTTTTCTCTCCTTCCAAAATTTTTTTGGCCTTTTCTTTATTTTCTTCAAAGCGAGCATCCATCAAGTCGAAGTTGCTCGCGACGATGCCCCGAGTGACTTCCCACTGCCCCCTCGCGTCGATGAAACGCCCATACCGGAGCGTGCCTCTTATCAAGGCATGTGCATCAGGTTCAAGCACATCCGCCTTCGTGTTCGTCGCATTCAGCGGGACGCTGACGGGAATGTCTTCGCCGTCGGCGTCCAGACGGAACAAAGCCACCTGCTCCGCTCCGTCCGATACCGAGAATACTCTCGGCATTCCGACGACTTTCCCTTCTACGACTACCAGATTCATTTCCCGCCTCCCAATTTCAAACACCCAGACAGAAGTGCTTGCAGTTGCGGGTTCCTAGAAATCAGCGCCGCATTCTCCTCCTCCTGCACAGCCGCCCCTCTCTGGCGTTCATACTCTGCCAGGAAGGACCGCCTCTTCCACTCGAGGTCCTTATCGCTTGCGAAGCGAATTTCCTCTACGGTAAACATAGATGCCGTTCTTTCGAGCGCGGCGTCCTCAAAGTGCGCCCGCGTTTTTCGGAAATAATCGGCGTGAATGCATGCGTCGCGGAATTTTTGCCACGCCTCCCCCGCGCTAAGTTCGTGCTTGCCTTGTGCGGCATCAAGAAGAGCCTTCGCTCTTCCTCTGATTTTGGCGATAGAGGGGCATTTGTCTTCCGTGCGGATCAACTGCCCAATAGCAGCGATGACCGCCTCCTCCGGTAAGTCCTGTAAGTTCGCATAGTAGGTAATGGACTTTTCCTCTGTGAAAAAGTCATATGCCGAACCAAGCACGGCGATCCCTTTTTTCAGTTTTTCTCTCATAAACTCTCCAATGCCTTGTAAATGGCCTGCGCCTTTGATTCTTTCTTTTCAGGATGTTGCCTTAGCTCAAATAGCCCTTGATACCCGCACATAGTTGACTGGTCAAGAATGGCAATCATCATTTGAACATCTCCCCCGGATAACTTTTGAAGCTTCATGAGGGCGATATGCGCCGCTCGCGAAGTCAAAGGGACGTGTCGGCCGTTCTTATCACTTCTCGCTTCTTCCCATCCATAAAGTGCATTCAGGAGGTCCGTATTTCCATTCGCGAAGACGCGAAACTGTTCACTCGATGAGCCAAAATCATTTCTTTTAGTTTCTTCTTCTCCTTTCTTCTCTCTATGTATTCTCTCTTCCCTATAGAGAGGTGCAACGGTATTGCACCTCTGTGGGGCAACGGTATTGCACCTCTGTGGGGCAACATCTTGCCCCGCAAGGCGACGGATAACGTAGTCAATATTCGCCACGTAAATTTTTTGTGGCAACCCCGGCGCCTGTCTTACTGTTTCAATCAGAAAATTCTTTCTAGCCAATGAAAACCAGTACTTAATGGTCCGCTCTGCCATACCCGTTTGCTCTTCAAGTTCTTTTTGGTTATAAAGTACGAAGAGGCCCTTCTCATCGCAGAAATTATTATTCCGAGCAGAAAGGTTGATCCTGTACCTTAGCACGGCGTAAAGCTCCTTCGCCTGCGCGGGGATTGCCCTCAATACGGGATTGAAAACAAATTCCATCGGATACGGCAAAAACGTACTATTTTTCAAATCATCTCTCGAATAGAAGTCACTCATTGCTTCACCTCATTTCTTGTATTTCTCATAAATTCGCATAGCTTCCGCCTTCGCCTTGACATTGAAATCGAGTATCGGGTTTTTATGCATCCGATACTTGACGAATGCAACGGCGTAATCCTTTTCTTTTATGCCGTGTGCCAGATCCCTATGGCAGATATCACACAGGAGAATCAAATTCCCCAATGTATCCCCGCCCCCTGCACTCCGGAAGCGGATATGATGGTGCTGCAATGGGCGATCCGTCCGTCCGCACCATTCACAGTGCGGGCACCCAGTCCCCACGCTCGCCCGCTCATCCACCAAGCGGCAAATCAGGCGATAGCCGCGCGGGGTTAATCGTGTTCTTTTACTCATGGTCAATCCTTCCAAGCAATCAGCGCCCGGCATTCGCGGGACGCCTTTGTGTCGATGCCAAGGTTCTCCGCCTCTGCCACCAGCTCTTCAATGAGACGAGAGAGCTCTTCCTGCGTGTATTTGGATGAGCCTACATAGGCGTTGAATTCCGTGCGCCCAGCCTGCTCCCTCGTGACATTGCAAAAGAAGCCAGCTCCCTGCGATTCCCACACCGCACGCGCCCTTGTGAATGCGGCGCTTTCGCAAGAAAGTGGGAAGAATACACCGACATTTGCGACGGCTTGCTTGTACACTTCATCCTTCGTGGATTGAAGCACGCGGGCGATTTCATCGCAAAGAACCCACATATAGGCATTTGCGGTGAGCGATTTTGTTTTTTCTTTTTTTCGAAATACGAACTCGTACCGACCGCTCTTGATTTTCTGGATGATTCCATCCAGAAAGCGGTTCTCTGTCATGAGGAATGGTTTCAGGCAGGAAACACCGGGTTTCTCCGTCGGAGAGACAGATCCGCCGGAGACGTCCCACCTATTCTCCCTGTCCATTGAATTTCACCCCGAGATACCTCTCAAGGTAAGACTTCGGAAGATTTTCCTTCACACGCAAAAGGAGCGCCCGAAGCGCAATCGCCTCGTCAACTCTTGCGCAGTTCTTCTGCGTGATCTCCGCAGTCTGCCCGCAAATTTCAATTGTGATTTTCTTCATGGCTTCACCAGCCTTTTTGGATGGATAATGATCTCCATCCCCGGAGTGAGGCACGCCAGCTGAGAATCGCTAAGGTGGTTTTCCACTTGCGTGCGATAGACCAGCTCACTAAGATCCTCAGCGTCTGTAGCTACATCCGCACAGACCTTCCAGAGCGTTTCACCGCTCTGGACTTCATGGCGGTATTCAACCACCGTAGTTTCCGGCTCATAGGCGACAGCGAAAGCGGTCATCCCGACAAGTGCAGCCGCGAAGAGGCATGCGCCTGTTTCTTTAACCCACGTTTTTACTCTCATGTTTTTCTCTCTCCGCTTTCCACTTTTCGAAGTCGTCGCGATTTTCAGCAACAAACTTCGATATGAAATCAATCAGGCTTTCCATCTTTTACTCTCCTGCCCCTTTCTGATTTTGAGTTACGTACACGTAATCATTCGTGTCAAAAAAAATAGCGCAAACCTCATCTGGAGTGAGATGCAAGAGATCCATTGACTTCTTAATTTCCCAATCCATGAACGAAGATTCGCCATGCATTTTTCGGTAAAGCGTCTGATACGTAATCCCGATTTCTTTAGCAAATCTCGTTGCTGACATCCCATTTTTTACGACATGGGATAATAACAATAATCTGTTGATAGGTCACTCCTCCTTTCCTAACTCTTGATGATATTATAGCAGTTACGTGCACGAAAATCAATACGCAGACGTAAAAAAACTTAACATTTTTCACCAATTACATTGCGAAAATGAAATTATTCCTATATAATATAGATGTTGGTTAAGTATTAGAGAGGAGTATCAGAC